TGAGCCGCAATCTCTGCATCTGTTTTGATGTTTGTCTCCAAAAAGATATCTGCCTCCTCCAAAGAATCTGGCAGTTGATCTGGATCCATGTCAAGAACCAACCCACCAGTTTGCTCTTTTAGTTCTTTAAGGTCGTCTTTTACCGCCACCTGAGTACGAAGTCTCTGCTTCTCTTTGTTTTTCTCTGAAGAAGACAGAGGGTCAACAGCCTCAAGGTTTGGATAGGGGTTTCTGGAGAGAATTTTATTAACTACAATTCTAACAAACTTAGGTAGAATTGGAACTGGAGTGTAGTCAATATTCAACAAGCTCCCCTCACCGTCATTTGGGTTTAGAGAGGTAAGAAGTTTCTTGTATATGCTGGTGTCCTGAGTACCGTTAGCGTAATGTCTATTTCTGTTAAATATCTCATTTCTACTACCGTACAAAGAACTTTTATCCGTCATCTTGCCCCACTGGGACTCGATAGCCTTAGCATACCTTAGACCATACTCCTTGCTTTGTTTTTCTGCAGGGCCAGCAAGCGGGTCTGGAAATCCAGACTTCGGATTGTCTTTATTATACATTTACAGCTGATTTACTGCAAATATAGGAAATCATCCGCGTACCTTATATCGACGAAAAAACCTCTTCTCGTCGAAGCTAGATTGTTGCTTTTGAGGTTTTCCTTTTTGGGCAGCTAGAAGACACAAACCAGAACTAATTGTCAAGTCAAATTTGGTACGATTATGGATTTGAAATCCTATCCAGTCCTCTAAAGTGTTGTTAAAATACATTTTCCCATACTCCCCAGTTTCTCTATTCAAGCCTACATGGTTGTGTATGTAAGCCTCAATAGCGTGTGCATGAGCCTGTATTACGTCTTGTGAGTTAGATGGGATCCCTTTGGTTTTAACATTTACCTTGGAGTTGGCCGACAAAGTATGAGCAGGCCTTTCCATTAAGTAGCCGTCGTAACCTCTTGATTCAAAGTATCTTGCGATACCGTACTTATTGTTTTCAATTAAGATAGGGTACCCGTAAAACACAGCCGCCATAAGGACATCTTCGTAGAAGATTTTAGCCAGAGGCGGACGGGACGCATACTCTACAACAAACATGTTCGATGGATGCTCCATATGAAACTTGTTGTACAAGTGTAGCGCTCCCTTAGACCCACGTCCATCGACGGTGACATCAAGGTCATAGGAGTCAACCCCGCCTACCCCCAGCTCTGCATTAGGTGCAATGCGTTTATTTCTTTCAAACTTCTTTACATTTCTTAGATCAGCAGGTGGCATCCATGCAACTTTAAACCTACCCTGTCGATCTGGCTTAAATACAACCTCTGTGTCCTGCTCACCGTTCTTCCATATGAAGTTGCCTCTAACAATAGGGTTTGGGAACAATTCATCATTGTACTGAACCTGTTCGTAGATCTTCCCAACATTAAAAAGGCTTCCTTCGATACTATCTCGAAAGGCCTCATCAGTAGTAAAGGGGAACTGCCTTGTTATCTCGTTAAGCTCAGAAGGATCGTTTTTAAGGCTTTCTCTTTCGTTTTTAAGGAAGGTCTTAGCACCTATAGATACGACCTCATTATCGAGTCCTTGTATGGGCTCAATTGGATCTTCTATTACAGGCCTCCCATACTCGTCAAAAAAGCCCTCTAGAGACTCGTATGACGGTATAAAAAGCCTATACAGCCCAGATCTTGTTCTACCGTTAGCATTTCGATCTTCAGGGTCAGAATCCCTCCATAGATCCTTGTACTCTTTTCCTCCCTTGTCCATCGGATTTACCGTGCTTCCGACCATAGCCTTTCCCACGATTTTTTTTCCGACAATCAGACAGGTCCTCTGAATCCTCCAGGCGTCTCTGATGTCTGTAGGTTTTTCCCATTTTCCAGCCTCATCTAGATACAACAAGTGAAGCTTCTCACCGTCGTATGCGTTGTTAGTAGTGTTCTTCCAGTTAATTACCGTATTAAGAGCCTCGCCCTTCGTCGCAGTCTTATTATTCTTCGTGATTCTCTTAGACGGCTCGCGAAAAGCCAGCTCCATGCGCGGATTGGTCGTTCCATCTTGAATGGGTTTAAAGAAGAAGGGGTAGTGTCTAAACATCTGCACTACTTTCTTCATGAATATATTTTCTTGCGCGTCTTTACCAGTTTTAGACTGGATGCCAAGAAGTTTGTCCTTGACTTGAGTCGCTTCATCTAAAAGTACAGACGAGCAGATATTTGTGTATCCGCTACGCCTGCACTTTGTGTAGAGCTGCCCGATACATCGGGGGTCCGCCTCACACGCTGCTAAATGTACGAAAATATTTTTTTGAAACTCTAGATAGCTAGGATAACCTATGTCTATCTTGGTCCACTGGAGCATCATGTAGTGCCTGCCCGTAATATATGTAGGGACACCGTTGTTATAAAACCAAAAGCCCTCACGCCTACGGCGAAACTCTTCTTCGATATACGGAGAAAACTTCTGTCGAAACTCCCTTGGCATCTCCCCCCACTCATCCATAGAACGAATCCTAGACAGCTCTTCAGGCATAGGCCGCCTCGTCCACAACTGCAAGTTGTCTGGACGTCCATATCCTGCAATCTCTTCTTCGGGAGGCTGAGCGGGAAGTACAATGACCAACCCACCGAGTTCAATAACCTCACCTTGTGTACCCTTGGGGCAAATTGAGATAGCAGATACATCATATCCGTCTACAGCTATCAAGGTATTCATCAGTACACACGACCGAGTTTATCTCTTTTAAAGTTAGGAACCCCAGTCTTTGGGTTCTTAAGTTCCATGTATTGCTTGCAAGGGCACTTGATATCATGTACCGCCCTGTCGTTGACGAACTTAATAGATACGCCAGACTTTGATTCTTCGTGCTCTCCGCACCCACAGATGTAATCAGCCATAGTTATCGTCCTTGGCCCCTGTAAGATTTTTTGTAATTCCTTGATGTCTTAGTACTTGACACCTGAGTTTTAGCGTGAACACCCTTTCTGCGAACACGCTTTTTTTCAATCTTTTGAGGCTGTTGTTTCATTTAAATTTAATTAGTACGCGAGGAGGGACTCGAACCCCCAATAACAAACTTAGAAGGTTTGGGCATTATCCAGTTATGCTACTCGCGCATACACTTTATCTACTGCGCCTTACTCTAGGTCTATTGTTTGCTCTATTGACAGATTCGTCTTGAGGCCTTGTCTTGTTTGAAGATCCTACGTGTGCATTGTCGAGACCGTCGCCATTACCATACACCCCAAGGCGTCTAGCTATGCGATTGAGATTAGCTCTGTACTTCTTGGCTTTCCCGCCCTTCCCGTACTTAGCATACTCTTTCTTGTAATCTCTCTTTGCTCTCATGTTACAAATATAAAAAAATTGTCCGCAAGGTGGGTTACTCACATGTAACCAATTATAAGTCCAGACGGTGGGATTCGAACCCACGTTTTCAACAACCGCTACGAATATCCAAGATATAAGCTTGGCTCGGTACGTCTGGGAATTTAAGGTATGAGATAGCTTTTGTTAGTAGTTCTGGATTGTCTTTGAACATTCCAAGACCCTTGTTGCATCGGTCACACAAAAGACCTCTAACATCTCCAGTTTCATGTGAATGGTCAACACATGCTCGAACATCATCAAATGAAGTTTCACATATAGCACATAAATTATTTTGTGCATCAAACATCCCTAAGTACTCTGATTCAGTCAGGCCATACTTGTGTTTCTTCTGATGCATCCTGTTCAAATGCTTTGAATCTTTAGCGTTTTGTTTTCTGTGTTCGTGATAACAAGCTTGACTACAAAACAACCCCTTGTTCTGCTTGACTTTAATCATCAACGCTTCAAATGTATTATTACATTGCTTACACTTTTTGGTTATTTTTCTACCCCTTGTCATGGCTTATCTTTTGGCTTATACGACTACAAGATACAAAAAATAAGCTTGAGGAGATACTCGCGGTTATGAATTTCTTCTTTCGTGAGTTTTTTTTCTATGGCAATTAGCACACCTCACCTCACACTTTCTTATCTCGTCTTTAATAGTATTAAGAGAATACGAATTATTTACCATGTCGGCTATGTTCATCACCTTTTCTCCACGTACATGATCGAATTCAAGAATGATCGGGTTTGACTCTCCGCAATCAAAACATCTCCTCATAGCTTTCACCCTTTTCACAAACTCCCTACCCCACTTACGCTGATTTCTGTTATGTGCTTTAGCTTTATTCACATAATATTCCTTGTTGTCTCGATAGTGTTTTTTTTGATATGCCTTGTTATAGGCCCTCCTAGCTTCTCTATCTTTAAGTGGCATCAGTCTTCGAACTCATCATTCCAAGATTCTTCCCAGAACTTAAAATCTGTTTTATTCTTCTGATAAACGATCTCTTGCCAATCACTTAGAGAATCTTTCAGCGAAACCTCCGCTATAATCTTTT